GGGGATTTGTAGTTTAACGTCACGCTGCCGCCAAACTACAAATCCCCAGAGACGACAACAGACATATTGGAGGAGGCCAGAGACTTGATTCGCGGAGACCGAGCTGAGAGCTACGGAGAGGCCCGAGCTAGTTTTGAACGTATTGCGGCGCTCTGGAGTATCTATAAAGGAGTGACCATCACAGCAAAAGACGTGGCGGATATGATGATTCTCTTGAAAATCTCACGTAGCGTCACCAGTCCTAAACACGACAACTGGGTGGATATTATTGGTTATGCTGCGCTGGGATCTGAACTTGAATCAACTACTGAAAAAACTGACGTATGAGAAATGTAAACTGTCCCAAAACCCGAGTCTATATCCGTTGCGATGCCTTCGGAGGATCAGAATCTGAATATGAACCAGCTTGGCTGGTATCAGTGCGAGCTATGCGAAACCGACCACTTTGTTTTCAAGTGTGGGTGGACAAGTATGCTGCTTGTTTCGACAAAGTGCCTCCACATTGCGTGTTCTGGTTTGAACCAGACGAAGACGACAAACGCAATCTGCCTTTGCACAAAGTCCAGATGTGGGAGTGCCTTTCCGGCGCTATCGAAGTCTGGCGCAAAGACCAACTGGCTGATGTTCCGGTGCTTATCAATCTAGGAAAGGGCTTCGCTCCAGCTAGAGGCCATTACTGGTTCACTATCGACTACCTCCCAGAAGGTCAATCCTCCGGGTTGTTCGACATTGGGGATGCCGAGCTGCTCGAAGAACACAAAGAAGCCAACGTGATCAAACTGGAGAATGGGCAGTTAGCCATCTACCCAAACAACCGCATCAAATGGCTACCAGTTTCGCTGACTGGGAAAGACGCTGCATCAGCTATTCCAGATTGGGACGCCGCTACCAATGCGCAATGGGATGAAAGTTGGCTCGACTCCGACGAAATTCTTGGCGATGCTAAGTGGGCCTATTAAATTGAGCTAATGCTAAAAACTCCTCCCAAGCGACCGCCAATTCCTGATTCAGCCAAACGACTGAAGTATGGAATCAAATGGAATCCTATCTGTGATTTAAACACAGGTAAGATACAGGCTAGGTTGCCAGATGTCTTAATCGAGATGCAAATTCTCAGGGATTACGACAAGATCCTTCGCATCCCAGAAAGTGATCTGATGCCTTGGGAGGAGCATTTTAAGCTGTTCGTCAACCATGTTCTAGGAAGACAAGACTGGCCTTTCAAGTGGCATTGGAACCCATACTCAGAGACCATTCTCCGACACGTAAGGGACGAGAAACTCATGGCTATTTCCGGTCACGCCAGTTCCGGTAAGTCGGCGTTCCTCTCCATGTATGCAGTCTGCATGTTCCTGATATTCCCAGAGAGCACAAAAGTCTTAATCACTTCGACCTCGCTCAAAGACTCTCGAAACCGAGTCTGGGGTGAGGTAGAACGGATGTGGAATGAAGCGAACCGCTACTTCCTATCTCTATACACCGCTTTGAAACTACCTCCGGTAATGCCAGGCAAACTGGTATCATCCGCAGGTAAGATCACAGGTCTCACACCTGAAGGAAAAGCCAACGACCTCGTCGGCATAGCTCTGGTAGCTGGCGGTAAAGGTAATGACGATGTCAGCAGTCTGATCGGCTTCAAAGCTAAAAACCTCTTGCTGCTGGCTGATGAGCTTCCGCTCCTGACTCACGCTCTTTACGACGCCACCTCGAACTTGATGGCGAATGACGGCTTCAAAATGCTGGCTTCTGGCAACTTCAGTTCCCAGTTTGACCCGATGGGGCTTTTCTGTGAACCCAAAGAAGGGTGGAATAGCGTCGATGAGAATACCTTCGAGTGGAGAACCAAAGTCAATGGCTTCTGCATTCGCTTCGATGGAGAGCTTTCGCCGAACGTGCGAGCAGGAAAACAGGTCTATCCCGGTCTTTTGACTCGAGAAGGATTAGATGAAATCAAAGCTCGTTTTGGTCCTCGCTCTCCAGGCTACTACCGAATGGTGAAGTCTTTCCCGTGTCCAACAGGAGCCACCGACACCATCTATTCGGAGCCTGAACTGACAGCGAATCTGTGCGCTCACGGGGTCAACCAGTGGCTCTACAAACCTACCCCCGTAGCTTTCTTAGACCCATCTTTCTCCAAAGGTGGAGATGCCGCCGCAGCCAGTTTCGGACTTTTCGGTATTGCTCAGATCAATGGAAGCAACCGCCAGATACTCCTGAAGACTGACACGTTGGACCTGATGAAGCAGGTAGATGCACGACACAAGACCAAAGATCGAAACGAGCAACTCGCGGAAGCGTTCATTGCGGAGTGCGTGAAAAGAAACGTCGCCGTCGAGGATCGAGGCACTGACGCTACTGGTGGCGGAGATCCGTTTGCCACGATCCTTGCTATGAAGATGGGTCACGGCTTCCAGCTTGTGTCTTTCGGAGGGGCTGCTTCTGATATGGTCGTCAGCGCAACTGACAAACGGAAAGGCAAAGAGCGCTTCGTGAACCGTGTCTCCGAGCTTTGGTATGTTGGGAAAGAGTTTGTCGCCAGCGGGCAAATTCGCGGTCTGGATGCCGAGACAATGGCTGAGATGTGTGATCGCACCTACTCAGAGCGAGGGAATAAAGTTCAGGTCGAGCCGAAGGACGACATGAAGAAGCGCACAGGCGTTCACAGTCCCGACCGAGCTGACTCATGGGTAGGGCTCATCGAAATTTGCCGACGCAGACATAAGTTCATAGCGGCATCTAGGGCTGCAGCACGACCAAAAGCAGCTAGTCCACAGTTACCTTGGTGGGAACCGCCGCCGCCTCCGAAACCTTCGTTCCGAGACGACCTTGTCGGGGATGCTGGCTGGGCTACCGGAGGAAACGGCAGCGGATGGGGAGAATAACATTGACGAAACGGGGTAGCTTCGATAATCTGAAAGACAATGGACACCTCTCTAGACTCAGTAATCAAACGCTTACAAGAAATTCGGGAAGAAGTAGGAGGCGAAGCGCATGTCCGAGTATGCAAAGGTTACACCTTGACTCAGCATGATTGGGAGCCGTACGTACCTATAGACTTAATTGGTTATCATAAAAAAGTTATTTACTCAGAAAAAGACGATAGGGCGGTTGCAGAGGTCGTCATATTCCCTGTTTTCAGAAACCTGTGTTACGTTTAGGTTTATAATGAAGAAGGAAAACTGCTACTAAACTTTGACCAATGAACGAACAATCTAAATCTCACATCACCCGACTTCGCAACGATGACTACAGTTTCCTTCGAGGTGACGTGCTCGACATCGGCTGCGGCCCCGACCCTATCAAGCTGCCTCATCCGACTAAAGTAGTCGGATGGGATCTAGGGGATGGGGATGCTCAGTATCTGGAGTCACTTCAAGACGCTAAATTTGATGCGGTCGTATCCAGTCACTGCCTGGAACACATGGTCGATGTCCCGACCGCTTTGAAAAACTGGAGTCGTGTCTTGAAAGAAGGCGGCTACATGCTCATCTACGTCCCATCTTGGACTTTTTACGAGCGTCGTCAGTGGCCTTCACCTTACAACGGAGATCACAAAGCCAGCTTCGATCTGGTCGATCCTGAAGTTCGTCCAGCTCACCCGTTCTATGGGATGCGTGAAATGCGGAAACTGGGTCTGTCTTGTGGACTCACGCTTGTCGATGCCAGACTCGAACTAGACCACTACAAGCTGAACAAAACCAACGATTTGACGCTCGACCAGACCATGCAGAATGCTCTGGCCCAAGTGACGTTCATCTTCTTCAAGGCGTGAATATATGTGGGTCTCCTCTGTAGGTGATTGCGGCGACGTAATTTTCCTCCTGAATCTGCTGAAGCACATTCCCGGAGGACCGCACTCGCTCGGCATTCGTCACTCGACGATGACCAAAGCGAAGACAGCCGACAAAGCTGTTCTACTGTTCAAGCTGCTGGAGCCGCTCGTCGCTCAACAGGACTACATCAAGGAGTTCAAGATCCTCGATGCTAATGACAAGATTGACTGGGAGAGCGAAGACTTCCGCAGGTTGAAGCACTTCACTGAAGGCGAGACGCTGATGCAAGCTCACCTGAACCACTACAACACAGTCAAGCAGTCTCGGTTGACGATAACTGGAGCGACACCGTGGTTGAAGGCCAAACCCTCGAAGGAGTCCAAAGGTCGAGTCGTGGTGAACCTGACAGAACGCTACCGGAACGCCTCCTTCCCGTGGCAGAAAATTGCCGACCACTATCGAGACTTGATTCTGTTCGTCGGTCTAGAGCACGAACACCACTACTTCTGTCGTGACTATGGCAAAGTGGAGCACGTCAAAACTGACAACCTCCTCCAAGTCGCTGAGTTGATCGCGGGATCGGAACTGTTCATCGGAAACCAGAGCAGCGCAGGAGCGATTGCTGAAGGACTCAAGCACCGTCGAATCCAAGAGACCAGTCTCATCTTTCCTGACTGCGTCTTTCCTCAAGCTACCGGACTGCCCGAAGTTCAACACGTCGCGAATGGCGAAGTCGTGCTGCCTGCCATTGGCGACCGAACAGCTTTGTCTTTGGCTTCCTGCGATCCGATTTTCAAACCTCTGGATCTTACGACCTCGCCTCCCGGTTTCTGGCAATACCCAGGCGTGAAGAGAAGCCTTTCGATCAACCCAGTTGCTTCTGAGGTAGTCAAGCTGACAGGCGTCTCGTTCCAGCAGGCCCGAGAGATGGTTTACGAATACCAGTGTGCTCGGTTGCCTGAGTTCTTCGCTGCGGAAAAAGCCCATCTGGAAAGATTCAAACGTGCAAAACAAAATGCAGGTTGACGAAGCGGTGTAGTTTCGATATACTGAAAACCTATGATCGACATCGACTATCAAAATATCAATCGACTCTCACACGTCGTCTATCAAAACGCTGTAGCCAAAGGCTTCCACGACACAGACGCTTCTGAAACAGAAACTCAACGGCTCGCACGTTGGACCGCCAATCTCCACGGAGAGGTCAGCGAGCTTTGGGAAGCCGCTCGTAGAGGTCAACTCCACGACCCCTGCGACAAAGATGCTGTCGTGCAAGATCTCGGTGGCCCACGATCTCTCGTATGCGTAGAAGAGGAACTGGCGGACATCATCATCCGTGCTCTCGATACCTCCGCAGCTTTAGGACTGCGCATCGGAGACGCCATCAAAGCGAAGCACGAATACAATCTGACACGCTCACACAAACATGGAGGGAAGCTCGCTTGATATGTTAATCGTCATCCCTGTCGGCCCGTCCGACGCCCAAAATCTCCACCTCCTGACTCAGGCGATCAATCGCCTTGGAGTCGTCGAGGCTCCGATTCTCATCGTCTCAGTTCCTTCGTTACGTGCGGAGGCTGAGGCAGCGGCAAATAAGCTCAATGCAACGGTAGCCTTCACCGAGGACGAGTTTGCGAACGGCTGGCCTGTCGGCCCTGACCGCATGTTCATCTGGACCATTCGCCATCTCGGTGAAATCGGTAACAACCAGCCTTGGTTGTGGCTCGAACCAGACGCCTGCCCAATCAAAGCAGGATGGGACGTGACGCTACGAAACGAGTATCACGCTGCTGGGAAACCTTATTTCGGTTTCACTCGTCCTACCGCATGGCGTGACAAGGAAGGCAATCTCACACCTATCGAAGGTGATAACATGCTGCTTGGTGTGGCAATCTACCCGCCGCACATGCACAAGGATCAAGAGCTGGCTCCACTGCTAAACGATCTCAGTCTTCCCGACCCAGTATCCCACCCACCCGTGCCTTGGGACATCTACCTTCGCTGGGCGTTCTTCCGCAAAGGAGTCCATGGTGCTCGTATCATCTACGACCGCTGGAGAACCTGCAATTACATCAGAGGCGACTTCGAGGAGATCCTCTGCGAGCCGTTGCCTGAAGAGAAACACGCAGAAGGCGGCATCATCCCTGACGAAGCTGTGATTGTGCATGGCTGCAAAGACGGGTCGCTTCATCGGTTGGTGATTGGTAGGGACGCGCCTAAAAGGCTCTTCATCCTTGATGAAGTTCCACTCGTTCAGACACCTAGGGAGATCAAAGCTGTCGGGTTTGCAACAGCTCCTTCAGTGGAGGACACCCTTGTCGTGACGCTTACTCCCCCAAAACCCACCAAGGAACAACGTGTCCTCGAAGCTCTCAATACGATGGACCAGCCTCGCGTCGGCGCTATCGTCGAGATGAGCAAACTGGACAAAGTGACCGTCAAAAAGATCCTGCCGACACTCGGTTACGAGGTGCTTCATGCAGGATGGATCAGGAAACTCCCAGAGGAATAATCACCGTGTCACGACAGAGAGAACAAGAAACGGCCTACCTACAAGAAGTTATAGCTTGTTGCATTAAAAATCAGCGGGAAAACGAATATGCCTATTGGTGGGACAAAATCTTATCGAAGTTCGTTAATCCCGAGCAATACTCGATTGATGTCGGTGTTATAAGTTCAGTCTTAGCTAACAAAGCACGGCTTACCGCTTACTCCGCTGGAGTCACTGATCCTGAACAGATAGAGGCTATTGTTTTTAATACCTATATTGATTTCACACAAGACTTGCAATTACGCACGTTAAAAACCCAAATTAAACAGCCAGATTTTTGCTAATGCGTGCTTTTATTTCATCTCTAATCCTTTGGCGTTTTAGTCGCTTCGTAAAAGATCAGTCGATAACTAAGCCTACCTACTTAAAACTGAAGAGATTCTTGATCTACTCTGGAGTACCTTCAACCGATGAGGTGACGCTATCTTGTATTTTAATTTGGGGTCGCTACACTTTAGTTTTCGTCAAACAGATAAAACCTTGATATTGCTTACTATGTCACAAACCGCCACCACCAACTCGTCTCACCCACCTATCGCCAAGCATCCGTTCTTGGAGCAGGTCAAAACTCCCATGCAGAAGCTCCTCGCTCGCAAAGCAGAGGACGCGCAGTTAGAAAAGCGCACGGCCTATGGAATCGAACAGGCTCTCAACAGCCTCGAAGACATTCCCGGCGTGCATGGGAAACTACATTTCAAGATCCTCGTCACCGAGGAAGGGTATCAAGCACACGCGAAACTGGAGAAACACATTATCACGTTATGAAAATCGCAGTTTACAAACTGAGAGGTGAAGGGGTAAACAAACGAAAGCGTTCTACTTTATGAAAGAAGATCAAGGCCCGAACTACGTGTCGAAATCTATTTACTCAAAAAGTTTACCTTTTCCAGACGGTGTGACCGTTACGGGTGCTTGCGAGCTATTACGCTTGTTGTCAGAAGAGCTTGGAGCGATCAAACTTCCGAACGGAGACGAAATAAAGATAACTCACACACTCAGAGACAGTGATGGAACTTACCATCGTTTCGCCACGCTTCTGCGGTACTTTCCGCAAAATGGTAAAGTATGAAAAAGCTCTTCTTTGAACCTCTAGAATGGCCTCCCCACGACGAAGACAATGACGAATGCTTCGTGTACGCAACCAAACCTACCGTATGGACAGTTAAATTACCTACTATAGCTGAGAGTGTCGATGGGTTAGGAGCCGAAGTAACTCAAGAAGTGTGGCAGAAACAACTATCCACTCAAGTAGCTTCAAGCATCCAGCACCCCGGAGCATAGTCCGGCGTAGTTCCTAGCTTCTCATCCACAACCTTCAACACCGCCAACGGCACTGCTGTCTTGGCGGTGATGTCGCATCCACAGGCTCCGCAGGCCCGTTTGTGCGTCTCCGATACTCGGTAAAGTTTACGACCTGATAGAAGCTCAGTAGTCTTTTGGGCGATCCACACGCAGAACTTACAGCCGCCCATATTGACGTTCTTGGGACAGGTCGCGCAGATGTCGATCCGGCGTTTTTGCTCTTCCTCACTCACCAATTCATTCGACGAGTTCAGCTCAAGCATGGTGGAGACGAACCGCTGAACGTCGTCTTGCGTGAAGTATCTCTCTATCTCACCGACCTCTTTACATGGCAGATCCGGGTTTTCCCGACAAAGAGTGTCTTGTAGCTCCTCAACCCAGCCTCCTTGTAATGGAAGGTCATTGGCTAGTCTATGGGCGCGGATTCGCTTGATGAACCCGTTCCAATGGATGTCCTTAAACGAGACTCCTGTCTCCGGCTGCGTGTAGGTCCACATGCCTGAGACTGGTCGCGAGGTGTCGAGTAGCTGCTTCATTTTACTCCAGAGTAGTATTTGGTGTAATCAATCAACTGTTCCCAAGCCGTTTTAGCTTTGGAGCGATCCTCTTTCGGATCTTGGTTACTGGTGCGAACGCCAACAACGCCGCTACCCATAAGCAGAGCCGCCATAAAAGGATCATCTTGTTGAGCTTTAGCAGTTTCATACATCTGATCTATGATAAGCGGAACAGGCATAGTGATAACTTCACTCATCAAATCTGTTCTCTCACCTACAGGAGTTTTGCCTTGAATCGTATTAAGCAAGAGAGAAGCCGTAGGAGACAGTTTGTAGCGGAGGAAATCACCAACTACAACGGCTCCGCTTCGATCTGTGAATTTAGGTTTGTCCGTAAGTGGTGTCTCACGGAAAAGGTTCAAGGGCCTATCCCCTTCGCGAAGAGGTTTTATCAGACCTTTGCTGTTTTTATACTCCCCAAATAGGAGACGAAGCAAAAACACTAGAGGCTGTTGAAATCCACCCATCACATCGACACGTTGGTTGTCGAAGAGAACTTTTCCAAAATCCGATGAGGTAGGATCAAACTCCATCTCTTTATCATCCTCGTCTTGGAACATAGAATAGAGAATCATAGCTGTGGTAAGACCAGCTAAATATTTAGTGTATTCCTTGGCGATCAATACTTTGGTGCCTTTGCTGGCTGTCCAAAGCGGGATGCCGAGCGCCATAGCAAAACGGCTCACTCCGAAACGTGGTGCGAACAGAAAGGTGTTTAAGAATGGAGCGGCCTGGCTCATACCAGCACCGAATCTTCCAGATCCAAGACTGCCTCGCCCTGTGCCGTTGTTGATTAGATTGGCTACAGATTGAAGTCGTTCAGGAGTGGTTTCTTGCGGCTGCATAAACCATCCCCCTTCGACTAGATTGTTTTTGAGAGATAGGTAAGTAGCTACACGGATCAAATCGAGATAGGTTGTGTAGGCCCTGGAAGTGGCTCGGAGGATACCCCCGCCATATCTTTTTGGTATTTTATCGACCCAGCGACTAGCCATCGCCTCCTCCTGCCTTTGAAGCGGGTCATTAGGCCCAGCATCTAAGGATAGATAGAGTCCGGCTCTTTTCATCTCGCCACTCTTGTATTCCGGTAGTTCACGAATCTTGGCGTTAATGATCTTCTGATTTGTATCAGACTGCATGGCTTTCCACATACCGCCAAGCTGCCTCATGGACAAAACTGGGTGGGAGAACAAAGCAAAATTACCTTGGTTGGCAATAGCAGAAAGGTCTGTCGAGGCTTTTAAGAACCGCCCCATCGAGAACAAGTCAAAGACGTTGTCCCAGTATCTTTTGGCTCTAGAACGCTGCGACAATTTATGATTAAGCAGCATTTCTCCCCATCGCTCTTTCAGTTTTTCTTCTTTAGCTAACAGTTCAAGGAGTTCAGGATCAGTAGGTTTTTCGCGTTTCACAGGCTTGCTGAAGTCGCCCGTCTCCATGCGCTTCTTGAGTTTATCCATCCGTGTCTGGATGCGCTTCTTGTCCGTTTTGAGCTGCTTGGCGATTGGGTCGATCAAAGCATCTCTCTTCAGCTTGCGCAGTTCGAGCAGTTGTTTGCGGAGCTTGTCGCGAGTTTCACGTTTTTGTGCAAGCTCGGGCGTCTCCGGCGTCTTCGATGTCCGCTTTGGAACGTCGTAGTTGCCTGAAGTGAGCATTTTCTGCATACGCTCAATCGACTTGTCAACGGCTGCGGTAGCCTGCTTGACGCGCTGCTCGTCGGTCAGTCCTTTGCGACCGAACAGGTTGGCCCGAGCGTCTCGGACTTTCTGTTGCAATCTTTTCTTCTCATTCACCCGAGCTTCGTATTGGGCTGTCTGAGTCGGTGTTCTACGTTGTGGGAGAGCATAGTCTTCCGCTTCAATCTTGCGATTTAGTTCTGTGATGGCCTCTTCGACAGCTTCAAGGGCTTCTTTGTCGATGTCTTCCTGTGTGCGAAGTTTGTCTGCTGCCTCTCTGCGCTTTTTCTGCAAAGTATTATTAAGAGCGTCACGAACAGCTCTTTTCGCATCTAACTCGGCTGTATGGAGAAGTTCATCTTCTTTCTTGGCGAAGTTACCTTCAGCCAGAGTTTTCTGGAGTTCCGCAATACGGGCGTCGATCTTCTTCATCTCCTCGTTCACCAACTCCGTGAAAGTAGGGCCAGCAGGCGCGTTGATGAAGTCGGAGATGCGTTTCAGTTCGTCACGGAGGTCGGCAAGCTCTTGGGTGTCTTTGTCGTAATCAACAGATGGACGCCGTGGAGCTTTTTTCCGAGTGTTAATCTCCATTGCCAGATCGTCGATCTGGTTGTTCAGACGCGCTTTGATGGCGTCGAGCGGAGAGCGAAGCTGTTCTTCACCAGCCTCGTAATCGCGGCCCATCATGCGAAGCTCGCGAGCGAGTTTCTTTTGTTGGAGACGGATGGCTTGGGTAGCTTTGTCACGCTGAGGCCCGGATTTCAACGGAGCGCGTTTTGCTTCAGCATCTTCGATAGCTGATTGCAGTTTCCCGAGAGCACTCAACTGGCGAATCTGCTTGGCAAGATCGTCTTTGGAGGGCTTCAAAATAATCCCGTATCCAGAGAATAAATTGCGAATTTCACGCTCAGTGATGTCTGGGAAGAACTCTTGAACGTCAGCAGTGACTTCACTGATGACGCTAGTGAGGTCATCCGTGCTCATCTCCACCTTTTCTAAGGCTGGGTTTGCCTCAACCCGAGCCTTCATCTTCTCTACCACCAGGTTGTAAACCGTGCGGGAGTCGAGAGCTTCTTCGTCAGCAGCAATAGCTTTGACTTTGTCGATAGCCGGAGCTTTCGCCTTTTTCACTTTCAAAGGTGCTTCTGAAGCAGGCAAGTCCTCACCAGCATCGAAGGCTTTGGACTCTTTGAAGAGCTGTTGCATCTCGTCGTCGTTGAGTTCGATACCGCTTCCGCGCATCGAAGCCACCCAGTCTCCGAGTTTTGTGATGCCTTTGGCAATTTTGACAGCGCCAAGGAGAACGTAGTCCGCAGCGTCTGCCGCCGCGTTCAACAAGAGCACGTCACTGTAGAGTTTGCCGCGACGAGAAGCGATACGCTGCTCGATGGACTTCTCAAAGTCATCAAGGACGCTCGGTTTCTTTTCAGCCTCCTTTTTCTTCGCTAGGTGCTCGGCCTTACGTTTCTGCATCTCAGCGACCTTCGCAGCTTCGTTCTTGGCTCGTTCTTCTATGTCTTTCAGCACTTCCTGACGGCCAGCTTCAAAAGCGATCTTCTCAGCTTCGGCAATACGGTCAGCTTCAGTAGATTCAGCTTGCTTACGAAGCGCATCGACAGCTTTGGCATTAGCTTCATATTCCTTAGCTATTTTAGAGGCTTCGGCTACTTGCTCCTTGGAAATGTCAGCTTTGTTTCCAACGGCTTTGAGATTGCTCAACATGCTCTCAAGCTCCATGTCCATGTTTGCCGTCAAACGGCGAAAACGAAGCGCACGACCGATGTCACTTCCCGCAATGCTGTTTGCGTAAAGAGCGTCATCATAATCACGTTGAGCTGTCTCGTACTCACTCTTAGCTCCTACGTCGCCTTCAGGACTTGCTAGAAACTTAGTCGCCGCAGCATTCAGCACGTTCTTACGGCGGACAAGCTCCATACCAAGCATCGCCTGTTCCTTGGAGCTGACTACTCGCGGCGTAGCCACCAGGCTAGTAACTAAACGTCGGCCTGAGTCAGAATCACGTTTGAACTCGGCGGTAGCTTGTGCCCACAAAGCATCATCTGAGATAGCCTCTTGAACAGGACGGACAAGTTCACGTCCGACAATGCGAGCCGCCTCAACATCCATCTCAGCGTTTGAGAAGCCAACTGGTTTATTGTCGGGGGGCACTACAGATGCTTGAGGGCGTTCTGGCTGCTCAGTTAAGCTGATTTCTGTGGGAAAAGATTCCGTCGCAGGTTTCGGAGCTGCCTGTGTCGTAGCCGCTTTTGGTGTCTCTGCCTCTACTCTAGCAGCAGGGGCCGCAGCAGGCGCTGTCGGTGCTTCGGCTACAGGAGCGGTTTCAACACCTTCCACAGGGTCCATCCCCGTCGTGTCGATGTCTGTGCGTTTACGCAGAGCTTCGTAGGCAGGCTGGAGGTATTTACGCACACCTTCTCCGAACTCTTCGACCATCTTGGCAGAGAAGTCTGCGAAGCTACGCACCCCGCCTTCGAGGTAATAGGTGCCGACAGTGATCGCGTATTTGAGGGTCGCAGGATTTAAGCCTACATTCGTCTGACCTAAACTTTCTCGGAGACTTTTAGCAGCCTGGTCTTTGGCCTCCTTGGTGACGACGGTGTTGGTGGAGCCGAAGTCCTTTTGTGGACGTGTTCTTTGTGCGGCTCTAGCTCCAAGCATACTGTTGTCAAAAATAATGGTGTCTCGGGAATCCCGAGCATTGAAATCTCCAGTAACTTCTCCTTTCGTGCTGGTGCGATAGCGCAGACTTCGCTCGTTCCAATCTATAGGACGCAAACTAGGGTATTTGAGAGCTACTGCATAAGGAATTTGGAAAATTCCGTTTGCCACCGGAATGGTGGATTTGCGTTTCAGAATGCGCTCGAACACTGAGTCAATTTTCCTGCGCTCGATAGCAGGTAACTCGGTTTTTTCCGCAGGCACCTCCGCGACCGGAGTCTCGACTTCGGCGGCTGGCTTGGGCTGTGGAGCAATTTGAACGTCGAATATTTGTATTTCACCTCCGTTGACCAAAGTCATCGTTCTAGTAGGCGAATATTGTATTTTGACTTGCCACGTTTTACCTTTCGTGTCGGTGACGGTGACAGGCTCGCCAACGGACAAAGTCCATCCTTCTGGAGTTTTACCTTGCTCTAAAGAAGCTACTTCAGCTTTGGTGAATTTGCTTTTTGGCTTCGGCTGTTTTGGTTCTTGAGGTTTTTTCTGCGCTG